CGTGGGGAGTTCAGCAGGTTTGAGCGCGATGTGACCATGGCCATAGCTAATCACTGGCTGCACCACAGAGGCAAGAACGGCGGGGTTGTTCACCCAGGGCGGGATAGGATTGCGGCGCTGTGCAAGGTGAGCGTCAAAACCGTATCGCGCGTGATGGGAATGCTTCGGGCGGCAGGGGTTTTATCAGCGCCAAATGGAACGCGCGGTGGTTGGCAAAATGCCACCAGATACACGCTGAACCCGACTGCCCTTATGGCGCTTTGTGGCTGCGATTGGATTGACGCATTCGTGAAAGGAGGTGGTCGTTCAGGTCAAATCTTCTTCGGAAATGTCCCGCAAGACGCACACAAAATGTCCCGCAAGATGGGGGACTGCGAGTCCCACGGATATATACCTACGTTGCGACATGCCTTTTCCAAGAGTGAGAATGACGGTGACGAGCATGAATGACATGTTCCACGCACCCGTTCTGCGGAAGGATTTAAGACCTCACCAGATCAGTGCGATCGACATGTTGAGGGCATCTCTTGGTAAGGGCTTTCGACGGGTTGTCGTTCAAATGCCGACAGGGGCAGGCAAGACCGTCACGGCTGCGCGAATCATTGAGCGGGCCTTGGCCAAAGGCAACCGAGTGATTTTCACGGCACCAGCGGTTAACCTGATTGACCAGACAGTCACGGCTTTTGAGGCCGAGGGCATCCGCGACATAGGCGTGATGCAGGCCAACCATCCGCGCACGGACAGGCACGCCAAGGTGCAGGTGGCGTCTGTGCAGACGTTGGCGCGCAGGGACATTCCGCAGGCGGCAATGGTGATCGTGGATGAGTGCCATATCCGCGCTGACGTGATTGACCAGATGATGGACGAGCGCCCGGACGTGTTTTTTGTGGGCCTGTCTGCAACGCCGTGGGCAAAGGGCATGGGGCGGCGCTGGCAGGATTTGGTCATTCCGGTGACGATTGGGGGCCTGATCAACGCGGGGTATCTGTCAGAGTTTCGCGTGCTGGCCCCGGATGTTCCTGACCTTTCGGGGGTGCAGGTCAAGGGCGGGGAGTATGTGGAGGCTGGCCTGATGAAGGTCATGGGCGACCACAAGATTTTGGGCAATGTGGTAGAGAACTGGTTGGCAAACGGTGACAACAGGCCGACGTTGGCCTTTGGAATCAACCGCGCCCATGCGGACCAAATGTACCATGAGTTCCGCATGCACGGCGTGTCTTCGGCCTATGTGGACGGCAACACGGACGTGATTGAGCGTGGCATCATCGCACGCAAGTTTCGCAGCGGTGAGGTGGCGGTGATTTGCTCGGTTCGCACGATGACTACCGGGGTTGATCTGCCCATTTCGTGCATCATCGACGCGGCCCCCACAAAATCTGAAATCCTGCATGTCCAGAAAATCGGCCGGGGTTTGCGGGTCAATCCTGGCACCGAAACCCTGACAGTCTTTGACCATGCTGGGAACACAACGCGCCTGGGGCTGGTGACGGAAATCGGCCTTGAAAAACTCGACTGCACAGCAAAGGGCGCAAAGCAGGAGCGCAAGGCCAAGGCCGAGCGGCTGCCAACGCCCTGCGTCAAGTGCGGCGTGCTGTTCACAGGAAGGCTTTGCGTCTGCGGGCATGAAAGGGTTCCGCCGCGCATGGAACACGCTGAGGGAAGCCTTGTGGAGGTCAAGGCGGGTCAAGCCGCAACGCGCGAGACAAAGCAGGCGTGGTGGTCTGCCCTGATCGCAACAGCACAGCACAGGCGTCGTTCAATGGGTTGGGCCAGCCATGCCTACAGGGAGCGCTTTGGGGTGTGGCCACGGGGCTTGGAGGATGTGTCTGGGCCAGTTCCGCCAGAGGTGCGCAACTTTGTGGTGGCCAAGGATATCCGGTTTGCCAAGTCGAGGGAGCGCTGATGTTCCACGAACGCACGGTATCTGCCGCAAAAGGCAAGTGGCGCGGTATTCTGATGCACCTTGGCGTGCCCGAGAGCGTCTTGGTCAACAAGCACGGCCCCTGCCCCCTTTGTGCGTCAAAAGACAATTTCCGTTTTGACAACAGGGAAGGTTCCGGTTCGTGGATTTGCACCTGTGCTGCTGGTGACGGCATGGCGCTGGCAATTGCGTTTACTGGCAAAGACTTTCGCACCATTGCGCCGGAAATTGATGCGATAACTGGCAACGTCACGCCCGATACGATCAAGCGCCCCATATCGGACGATGATGTTCGCAAGGCGTTGCGCAAGGCATGGGTCGATACCACGCCGATCAGCGCAGGCGATGTGGCGATGCGATATCTGGCCAGCCGGGGCTTGGGTGACGACAGGTTGCCTGCTGCATTGCGGTTTGGCCACTGTACGGATGGCGAAGGCGGATTGAGGCCCACCATGCTTGCGGTGCTTTCGGACCCAGAAGGAAAGCCATGCACCTTGCACCGCACGTTTCTGCGCCCGGACGGCTCAGCGAAGGCGGATATGGACAAGCCGCGTAAGATGATGCCGGGGCCGATTGCCCTTGGCGCTAGCGTGCGTCTGTCGGAGTGGACAGGCGGCTCGCTTGGGGTTGCCGAGGGAATTGAAACGGCGCTTTCAGCCGCAAGGCTGTTTGAGTTGCCTGTGTGGGCTGCCACGTCTGCCGATCTGCTGCGCAAATGGCAGTGGCCCGATGATGTGGAGGATATCACCATCTTTGGCGACAATGACACCAAGTTTGCAGGGCAAGCTGCCGCGTGGGTGCTGGCTCATCGCATCGCGGTGAAGAACGTTCCTGTGATCGTGAAGATCCCTGAGACACCCAAAACTGACTGGAACGACATTCTTTTGCAAAGGCGGCGCGCATGAAGCCCGTATCCCGCGCCAAGTTCCGCACCGCATGGATGGAAGGCATATCCGGTTTTGTCATGGCTGAAACCTTTTGCATCCACCGCACCACCGTCACTCGCTACGCAAAAGCCCTTGGCTTGCCATTGCGACGGCGCGGGCAAAGGTCATCTGTCGAACGCCGCCGAGGGAAAGGGAATGAACAATGACGCACGCTTCACCACAGAGCCGCCAACAGGCCACTTCGCACCGTCCGGCTACCCCCGTGGCACCTAAGGCGCTTATGGCCCTCCTGTGGCTTGTTTTGGGCGATCCAGCACATGCCGCCGATACGGCCCACTGGGGTGATGGCACAGCGGCGCTGATCTGCACCCCGCCAACCGCCACAATCACGGTTCACAACTGGATGGGCGGCAGTCAGGATCGTCTGTGGGTATTGCTGACCTGTCCCGGCCTGCAAGTCGGCATGGAGGTCATCCACGGGCCGGGTCGCGAACCTGACCACATCATCATCAAGCCGCCTGCCGGGTTCATGTCGATACCGGTGGATGCAATGGTCCCAGAGGACGGCAACGTGCGGTTTTTGATCGTGCCGCTGGATGGGGCGCTGTCATGATTGCAAATGTCTGAAAGAACCAGCATTTTAGCGCAGAGGTGCCCATGATCGACACGGATATGCTGAAAGATGCGCAGCGACAGGGTTGGAACATCCTGTCGGTTGAGGTTGACCACATCGTTGCTGGGTGTCCGCGCGCGGGTTGTGCGTTGAAAGCCACGTTTCGCGCAGGCAAGAAGATCCCTGCGACGTGCCGGCCGCAGCCGGAGTTTCAGGAAACGGTGATTGATGGGTATGAGTCGTTTCGGCTGTTCATGCGCCTGATCCGTGAGCGTTACATGCTGACGATCAGCGATGTAGAGGAATGCGCCGGGTTTCAGAAGGATCGCCTGGCCAAATGCGAGAAGGACGATCCGTCCAAAGTGCCCAACATCATTGACGCCATCGAGTGGGCGCAGACCTTGGGCATCGAGATCATTGCGCGTCCGGCTCCTCTTCCGGTCGTGACGCTTCGGACGATTGAACAGACGCGAGCGCAGCTTGGGTTCCGCCGCGCGCAGAAAGCGCGGGAGATGCAGAGGCGAGTTGGCGGTTCTGCAAGCGCCGCAGGTTCGTGACCGTTCGTGCCAGCGCCTCCGAGACCATCAGCAGGTCAGACCCGATAGCGACAGCGCCCTCAGCGATCTGCACCGCTTTCGCCTCGCCATGCAGCCAGCGATCAAGCGTGAACAGGACAGCCCATGGCACATCCGCCGTGCCGCCGCCCCATCGTTGCGCGGTGGCGCTGCTCACGTT